AATTCATTAACCTTGTTTATTCAGTGTCATCCCAGTTTATGGGAGCTGTTGCTACGCCTGAATTTTTAATGTATATGGACTATTTCATTAGAAAAGATTATGGTGATGACTACTTAACAAAGTTGAATGATAAGGTTGAGATTAATAGAAAGGGAAGAACCTTAGAACAAGTTATTGAGAACTGTTTCCAACAAGTTGTACACTCAATGAATATGCCAGCTGGTAACAGAGGTTATCAAACAGTGTTCTGGAACGTTGGTTATTTTGACAAGAATTATTTTGAAGGCGTGTTCAGTGATTTTAGATTCCCAGACGGAACAGCACCAATTTGGGAAACATTGTCTTGGTTACAGAAGAAATTTATGAAGTGGTTCAATGAGGAAAGAACAAAGTATGTACTTACATTCCCAGTTGAAACAATGGCAATGCTCACTGATGGACACGATATAGTTGACAAGGAATATGCAGATTTCACAGCCCAAATGTGGGCAGAGGGACATTCATTCTTCTGTTATCTAAGCGATTCACCAGACTCTTTGAGTTCTTGTTGTAGACTTAGAAACTCTCTTAAAGATACAGAGGACGATGAACATAACCACACAACACACCAATTCTCAATGGGTACAGCATCAGTGGCGACTGGTTCAAAATCAGTTATGACAATTAACCTCAATAGAGTAATTCAAGATGCAGCAAGAAAGTATTTCAACGAGGTTGAGAACAAGGAAATAGAAAATGGAAAACAGATTGATATTAAGTCTGTAAAGGATAAGAAGACCCTCTACAACTACATTTCTAATGGCATAACAGAAATGACAGAAAGAGTACATAAGTATCAGAGAGCATTTAATGAAATAATTAAAGATTTCCTTAACGCTAATATGCTTGATGTTTATAGAGGTGGTTTCATCAGTATGAAAAAACAATATCTTACAATTGGTGTTAATGGATTGACAGACGCAGCAGAGTTCCTTTCAATTGACGCAAACCTTAACGAAGAATACAAGGAATTTGTGAATTTAGTTCTTGAAACAATTAATGTTTCAAATAAGAAGGACAGAACAAGAGACTGTATGTACAATACAGAGTTCGTACCAGGTGAGAATCTTTCAAACAAGAACTACAATTGGGATAAGAAAGATGGATATTTTGTTTCTCCAAAACATATAATGTACAGTAGTTATTTCTTCAACCCAGAAGATACAAAGTTATCAATATTGGATAAGATGAAGTTACACGGAAATGATTATGTTAAGTACCTTGATGGAGGACAAGCAGCACACCTTAATATAAATGAGCATCTTTCATTTGACCAATACAGACAATTATTGAAGGTGGCTTCTGAATATGGATGTAGTTATTTCACATTCAATTGCAGAAACACAGTATGTAACGATTGTGGGCATATAAGTAAAGATACACTAGATGTTTGCCCTAAGTGCGGAAGTAAGAATCTTGATTATCTAACAAGAATCATAGGATATTTGAAACGTGTTAGTTCATTTAATGAGCCAAGACAAGTTGAGGCTGAAATGAGATATTATAATAAGGAATAAGCAAAGGGTACAAAAAGTACCCTTTTATTTACAAATATGATACAGATTTTTAGAAAAGAAGGCTGGAAGTTAAACGAAAACGATAAAGTAGTAAATGCCATTTTAAAAAGGTGTGAATTGAATGAAGGGGTTTGCCCTTGTCACCATAACAGTGAAGAGTATGAAGGAAAAGACTTGCATTGCCCTTGCACTGATTACACAATTAAAAATAACTGCGAATGCGGATTGTATATAAAAGAGGAAAATAAGTTATGATAAAGAAGGTACTTAAAATGTCAGCCACCTGGTGCGGTCCATGTAGAGCATATCACAATACTTTTGAAAATGTAAGCAAAATAGAAAAGTACAAAGATATTGAATTTAAGGAATTGGATGCAGAAGAAAACGAAGATGAATTTGTTAAATACAAAATAAGAGCAGTTCCTACTACTATTTTACTAGATGAAAATGACAAAGTGGTTTCTACCGTAAGTGGAAACATACCACAACAAGCGTTAACTAATTTTATAGATTCTAATAATGGTTAAGTATCACGATGCAATGGTGGTATTTGAAGAAATACCAAACGAAATTACATTAGCCATCAACATAACAAATTGCCCTTGTAAGTGTCCTGGATGCCATTCAAAGTTCTTATGGAGCGATATAGGCACAGAACTTACAGAGGAAGAACTTGAAAAACTACTTAAAGAAAATGATGGCATAACTTGCGTTTGCTTTATGGGTGGTGATGCCACGCCACAGGAGATATGTGATTTGGCTGAGAAAACTAAGAAAGCACACGAAAATTTGAAAATAGGATGGTATAGTGGAAGAGATAATTATTATAAAAATATAGATTTCAGTTGGTTCGATTATATTAAACTAGGACATTACGATGATGAGCTAGGAGCATTGAATAAGAAGACAACTAATCAGAAATTATACAAACTGACCCACATAAAATTAGATGGTGGGATTAAAGAGATTGACTTTAAAGACATAACAAGTATGTTTTGGAAAAAGGGCTAGTGATAGCCCTTTTTTTTGTTTACATAAACCAGTAAAAAGTTATTTTTTAGATAATTATATAGTAAAAATTACTGTAATGGCTAAGAGACAATTCTTTAATATAAAATATCCTTTTACCACTAATGATTATCAGAATTTTTTTGTTGACGTTAATATGTCAGAAAAAGATAAGGTTAGAAGTCAGATAATGCATGTGGTATTCACACCTAAAGGACAGAGAATAAGAAATCCAGAGTTTGGAACTGACCTTATTAAATATATTTTCAGTCCAAATGATAAAGAGGCATGGGAAGGTGTTAAAAATGAGATAATTACAGCAGTACAAAGATATGTGCCAGGGTGCGTTATGAATAACGTTAGAGTGGTTCAAAGCGATGATGAGAGGGCAGAGATATTTGTTAGAATGGATTATTCTGTAAAACAAGGAAATAAAATAACAAATGACAGTATAATAACACAATTATAATGGAAAAAAAGATAAATTTTTTATCAAGGACATTTGATGATTATAAATCAGAGTTAATAAGTTTTAGTAATAAATATTATCCTGAATTAGCAGACAGTTATAATGACTCAAGCGTTGGTGCTTGGTTCATTGAACTTGTTGCAGCAGTAAGTGATAACTTGTCGTATCATATAGATAGAATGTACCAAGAAACTAATGTTAATAGTGCTAAATTAAAAAGTACTGTTCTTAACATTGCAAGGTCAAATGGTTTAAATGTTCCTGGTCCAAAGGCAAGTATGTGTGAAGTGAAATTATCTTGTACTTTGCCTGTTGGTGATGATGATTCTGGAAGTATATCACATCCTAATTGGTCTTTTGCACCTATAGTTAAAAAGAGTACTATAGTATCTGCTGGTAATCTCAACTTCCAACTTTATGAAGATGTTGATTTTGGCGAACAATTTAATAAAGACGGATATTCAAATAGAACTTTTTCTCCATTAAAAGATAGTAATGGAGTAATAACAGCATATACAGTGTCAAAAACCACTTTGGCAATAAATGGTAGCACAAGAATATATAAGAAGGTTATTCTTAAACAAGACTTGAAGCCATTTATGGAAATTATTCTTCCTGAGAAAAATGTCATGAATATTGAGTCAATAATTTTTAAAGAAACATCAAACTTTAATAAAGACCCTGAGCTTCAAGAATTTTATATAGACTCAGAACAATATAAAATGACAGAAGAAGCAGCAGAAACATTCAGATTTTTTGAAGTTGACTCATTAGCTGAGCAGTATAGATTTGCCACTGAAACAAAAATAGATAATGGAGTTTTAAAAGATTATTTTAATCCTGAATTATATGATGATTATACTGAAAGTGGCGATGATGATAGTGGTACTACGAGAACAACTAGATATTATAGAGGCAAATGGAAGCCAATAACTCAGAAATTTATTACTGAATATACAGATAATGGATATATGAAGATTATCTTTGGTAGTGGAGTTCTTTATGATGAATTGCCAGAAGTTAAGGAAAAATTTTCTGAAAGAATGTTGTCACAAATCATTAACAATGATATGTTAGGTGTTTTACCTAGAGAAGGATGGACGATGTTTATACTTTATAGAGTTGGCGGCGGCATATCAAGTAATGTAGGAGAAGGTGCTATTAATTCTATTACTCTTACTGTAGCAGAATTTAAACAGAGAGTATCAAATGATGAAAATGCAGCATCAATAAGAGGACAAGTATTAAATTCATTATCAGTTACTAATACAAGCCCAGCTGTAGCAGGTAAAGATGCCCCAACAACAGAAGAAATAAAATACTTAACAAAATATAATAATTCTTCACAAGAAAGATGCGTTACAGTTAAGGATTATAAATACAGACTGATGATGATGCCTCCTAAGTATGGAGCACCTTATAGAGCTGCTGTTATCGAAGAAAACAATAAGATAAACATTAGTATGCTAGGCCTTAATGCAGATGGGAGATTATCAAAAGCGTTACCTGAAACGTTAGTTGAAAACATAGAAGAATATTTGTCTCATTATAAGACTATAAGTGATTATATTGAAGGAAAAAGCGGAAGAATATACAATATAGGTTTCTCTATTGATTTATTTGTAAGTAAAACTTATGATAACCCTACGGTATTAACAAACGTTATTGAGAAGATAAAAGATTATATGTCTGTTGAAAAGCATGATATGGGAGAAGATATATTCTTAGGAGACCTTGAAAAAGAAATAATGTTGGTTGATGGAGTTATATCAATAATTAATTTTGAAGTGTATAGTCTTTATAATGGTAAATATAGTTCTGACAGGTGCCCTTATCCTGAAGCAGATTTAACTGGCACTTGCGCTACAAAAGTTTCAAACGTATTTAAAATTGATGATGCTGCTGATTCTTTCAAAATAGATTTAGATGCTATAGACCATGTATTATATTCTGATTATAATAGTATGTTTGAAATATATTCTGATTCTGACATACAACTTAGGTCAAAATTAATTTAAATGCTATGAATAATTGTAATTGTAAAAAAATAAATAATTTTAATGAATTTGGGAGTGCTATAAGCGAAACAATGGAAAGGAAAAAATTAAGCGTATGGGAAAAAACAAAAGTATGCTGGACGTTTTTCCTTTTCTATTTTCTATTTACCACTTCTTCTATAAAAAATTTTATGCTTAATGATAAATTAGAGCCTAAGATACCTTCTTGGTTTTATAAAAAAATTAAACAGCATTAATGGAACAAAGTTACAGAATAAAAGCAAATGTTGGCAAAGACCAAGTTTTAAATGTAAATTTAAAACAAGATATTGATATATATGAAATATTGTCTCTTAAATTAAATCAAGAGAACATTTATAAGTTATACCCTGACGGCAATAAAAATAGTTCTATGAATGGAGTTATTGTTGGTAGGGTTCTTGCTAATGAAGCATTTGGAGTTCCAAACGTTAAGGTAACTGTGTTTATACCAATTTCTGATGTTGACGCTTTAAGACAAGATATAAGAGCAATTTATCCTTATAACTCAGTTACTGATGCTAATAGTGAAAATGTAAAATTTAACACGTTACCAAATTATAAAAAATTTGAAAAACATCAAGAAGTTGGTTCATTCCCTAAAAAGCAGCTTGTATTGGATGAAGATTCAGTTTTGGAAGTATATGACAAATATTACAAATTCACAACAGTCACAAATAAAGCAGGTGATTACATGATATTTGGTATACCTACAGGCGAACAGATAATTCATGTTGATGTTGATTTATCTGATATTGGCGTTTTATCTCAAGAGCCAAGAGATTTTATATATAAGGGATATTCAAGAGACCTATTTGAAAGCCCTACTCAGTTTAAAAAGAGTACAAATTTAGATAGTTTACCACAAATACAAAATCAAACAGCTACAGTTACTGTTTATCCATTATGGGGAGATAAAAATGCAGGAGAAATAGCAATAACAAGAAAAGATATAAATTTGCAATATACATTTGAGCCTACTTGTGTTTTTATTGGCTCTGTTATTACAGATAACAATCCAAATACAGTTAGTTATAATTGTATTCCAGATAGAAATGTAGGAGAAGCAGGGCAAATGTCTGCAAGTAAGGGTAATATAGAAATGATAAGAAAAACCGTCAATGATACAGTTGAAGAATATAAAGTTAAAGGAACTGAGTTAATTGATGGCGATGGAGTATGGTGTTATCAAATACCTATGAATCTTGATTATGTAGGAATGGATGAAATAGGAAATATTATAGCAACAGATAACCCAAAAAAAGGT